GCAAATATAACTGGCCAAACTGCTTTACCTTCTTCACAAGCTATGTCCGGATTAACTGCTTCGGTGAGGACTTATATTTTAGCATTATATTAAAAAATAAATAATGGGATATTCAATTCAGCCAGTACAAATTTGGCAAAATGGGGAAAGTGAAATTGGCAATTTTATTGATGCCAGTATTGTTAATGATAACTTAACAAATTATGCACAATTCTATTGGGAAATTAGTAATTTAAAAATTGTTACAAATACCAATTATAGAGATATTTACGATGAAAATGGGAATGTAATAGGTAAAGAAGAATTTACAGAAACAGAAACTGTAAAAACAATTTTGCAAAGAGGTAATACAACAATAAGTGGCGAAAATTACGTTATCTGGGACGAGGCGACAGACGTAAATTTAGCGGCTTATCAGTATATTTGCACGCAACTTAATTTAACCTTAATACCTTAAAAAATGACAAACCTACAGGAACTAAAAGCGCAGGCTTACGACTTATTAGCTAACATTGAATTTCTGGAATTAAAACTGCGTGAAGTAAATGCACAGATAGCAGAAGAAAGTAAAAAAGAAAATGGACAGCCAGGTAATAGCGATAATAGTAACTAGTATCTTTTCTGCTGGTGCAAGCTGGGCCGTACTTAATCAGCGCGTAAAGTCGCTAGAGGAAAAGCAGGCAAAGCAAGACGATCACGCAGAAAGATTAATAAGACTAGAAACAAAGCTGGACGTATTAATCCAGCAATCTAAACGTAATACACTATGAAAAAACTATTTAAAAACTGGAAAACGACTTTTTTCGGTTTCGCCACTATTATTGGCGGCGTAGCAGCCATACTAAAAGGCGATCTAGTTAGCGGCATAACAGCTATTGGCGCTGGTCTAGGACTAGGCGCAGCAAAAGACTTTGATAAAACAGGTCTGTAATGAATGAAGGGTGCAAAAGTTTATATTATTGGCCTAGCATTTCTAGCACTTATTTTATTTGCTGGTAAGGTGTCTGCTGCAAAGATTATAGCAAAGTTTGAAGGTCTACGCCTACGCGCCTATAAAGACAGCGGCGGCATTTGGACGATTGGCTATGGTACTACTATTAATCCTGAAACTGGACTACCTATTAAGCAGGGCGACGTTATTACAAAAGCAAAAGCGCTGGAGTGGTTAAAGATTCAAACAGCAAGCGTAGCAAATAGGGTTAAAGCATTATTAAAACGTCCAGTAACAGAAAATCAACTAGCAGCGCTTACTAGCCTGGCGTATAACATTGGTCTAGGCGCATTTGGTAGATCTACACTACTGCGCAAATTAAATGCAGGCGAAAATACTAACGCTGTAGCAGCTGAATTTCTACGCTGGAATAAAGTTGCAGGAAAAGAATTGCCAGGACTAACAAATAGGCGAAAATTAGAAGCCGAGTTATATTTGTCATAAGTTACTAATTTATAGCATTTTAATTAATCTAGCCAGTCACAGCTAGATTTTTTTTTGTTTATATGACAAAAACTACTATAAATTTGAATTGACAAACGATAACTTACTAACCAAAATTCAAAACTATGGCTACTTCAGCTATTGACCTAGCAGCATACAAGTCAATGCTACAGGGAAAAATCAACACACTACAATTTTTAGGTAAAAATTTGGACGGATCTAAAGTGACTATTGAGGTTACTTTTGACTGTGGCAGTAAAGCGCTTATTGAGCAGCGCCTAGTGCCGTTTAACCTGGCTATGGAACTGCGCGTCCTAATAGACGACAGTATTGACTATTATCAGCGCCAGCTTACTAACAGTCAATATTTGCCAAATGATATTACGAGATAAGATAAAATTCATTTTAACATTTGCCTGGACTGGTCTAGTATGCTTAATTGTATTACTACTAGTAGAAATAGGCTTTGCAATTATTTTTTTAATCAAAACATACAAACTATGCAAAACGTACATTACGACGCGCCTGCGTTTCCACCACAAGTAGCACAAGACAATTTAGGCCGCATTATTGCGCCGATCCCTGGACTATCTAAACTAGAGTATTTTAGCTTGCAACTTTTGCCGCATTACCTAGAGTTAGCCAGTACAAAGAAACTATCTAAAAATGGCGATATGCTAACCCCTGCGCAGGCTGCTATCATTATGGCCCAAGAACTTTTGGACGAATTAAAAAAACTAAATAACAATGAAAAAGATACTTTACAGATTATTGAATAGTCCTAAATTTTGGCTATTCGTTATTTTAGCTTTTATGCTTTGGCTATCTAGTTACTGGAACTTTTAAGATCAAATGACAAACGAACTACCGAAACTGACTGACTTACTACAGGCCAGGAAATATAACCCTGCGCAGCGGCCTGCAATACAGCAGCCTATTTTTACAATTCAAAGTAAGGTAGTCGCAACCCTTCAGTCATACATTATTTTTAGTGGCTTACCAAAAGCAGGAAAAAGTAGTTTTGTTAGTGCAGCTGCAGCGTCTGCCCTAGTGCCGCCATACCAGGGAATTTGGGGAATGAAACTACAGCTGCCTACAGATAGGCCCAGGATCGGCTACTTTGATACAGAAATGTCGGACTTTGATTTTTACAGGCAAATAGACAAGATACTAGCACTAGCAGATAAAAAAAAGTTACCTGAAACTTTTGACGCTTTTTCTTTTCGTGAGGATATGCCTGGACGCATACGCGCTATGATTGAGCAGTACCTAATAGACAATACCGACTGCGCCTGTATTATTGTAGACGGTCTGCTGGATCTATGCCTTAACTACAATAGTGAAGAAGAAACGCGCAGACTTACTAACTGGTTTAAGCGGATCACAAAACAGTATAACGTTTTAATGATTGGCGTGCTGCACCTGGGTAAAGGCCAGGGCGAAACGCTAGGGCATTTAGGATCTAATACAGACCGCTGGGCGCAATCTACTATGATAGTAGAGAAAAATAAAGAGGCTGGACAGTTTGTACTTAAGCCAAAATATTTACGCAGTAGTGACGACTTTGATCCAGTTGCTATAATGAATTTTAACGGCAACTGGCAACAAGTGCCGTACATTCAGCAGGAAACTATCACACTACCTAAAAAAGTAAAGAAATGAAAAGAGTATTAAATTTTAGTGGTGGAAAAACGTCGGCATATATGGTTATAAAATATTATCAACCTGGAGATCTAGTAATTTTTTGTGACACAGGTAGAGAACACCCTAGCACATATAAATTTATTGCAGATTTTGAAAAGAATGAAAATATACCTATAATAAAATTAGCCTATCCTGGTGGTTTTGAAAAGTTAATAGAAAAAAAGAAAGCTGTTCCCAATCAATTTATGAGATTTTGTACAATAGAATTAAAAATAAAAACTTGTCGTAAATATTTAAGAAAATTAGGTTATTACAAATACGAGAATTTTATTGGTTTTAGATATGATGAACCCTTAAGAGTAAAAAGAAGGAAACAAATTTGGAAAAATGTTATAGATATTTTTCCATTATATAATGATAAAATTAATAAACAGCAAATTAATGATTATTGGAAAAGTAAAAATTATCAATTAGATATACCTAGCATTTTAGGTAATTGTACTTTATGTTTTATGAAAGGAAAAAATGCTATTATAAATATTTTAATGCACTATCCTGAATTAGCTGACGTTTGGATAAAAGATGAAAAAAATACTAAAAGAACATATTTTAAAGGCATAACAATAGAACAGTTAAAAAATATTTCTACAAATACATTGTTTAAAGATTATAAATTAGAAAATATTAATCCAGCGTTTGATTGTGCTTGCACAAGTTAAATTTTTAAACCGGGGACAGGGGAAACTGAACAGCAATAACTATGGAAACTAAAAACAACAGCGGCAGCCTTTACAAAAACCAGCAAAAGGCAAAAGAATTTTCGCCTGACTACAGCGGAAAAGCAGTAGTAGCAAACAAAGAGTACAAAATTGCAGGCTGGATCAACAAGAGTAAAGCAGGCGGCAATTACCTGCGAATTTTATTTACTGAAATAGTACCAAAACCCCAGGAAGGCCCAGGCAGCGAACAGCAACGCCTAGAAATGGGAACAGGAGTAAAAGACGGAAACGTTGATAGCATAATGATTGATGACCTACCGTTCTAAAACAAAAGCAGCCAGGAGTAAAACTCGACTGGCTGCGGACAAACGACTACGGAACTAACCGCAAGTCACCTGTATTCACAGTAAAAATAGTAAATAATGGCAAAACAATTAAAAACTGCTATAGTTTTTTTTAAGCCAGGAACTAAAAGGCCTAGAAAGTACAGAAATATTAATAGCGCTTTAAGATTTGCCGAATTTGCCCTAAAAGCTGGCGCGTGGTATATTAACTGGTACGACAAAGAAAGCGGCAAATTTGAGCGCCGTAGCTGGCTTATACGCGATTTTGAAAAATAAGTGCTAAATTCGTTTTCTCAAGCAGAGTTGGTTTAAATGCAAGCAAGAGCGGCCCTGGTTTCTACCAGGGCTTTTTTATGTTCTATACTCTAGGAACTATACTTTTTTAAATAAAGGTCAATACAGGTAACAAAATGTGGATAAAATTTAGGTCGAAATTAATAAGTTATTCACAAATTTTCTGTAACTTCGATTTATCTATGCTAGGCCCGATAAAGGCCTGCATATATAAATCGAAAATCACTTATTAACATTGAAAAAACATAATTTTCGCAGTTAGCATTTGGAATTGCAAAAAAGTTTTTTTAATTTCGGAACTAGACAAACGACAGGTACAAAAAAGCCGCTAGCAATAGCATAATGCGAAATTTATTTTGGGTAGTTGGTGGCGTTGCCGCAATCTATTTACTTTCCAAACTTCGTTTTGGCCAAAAAGCAAATTTTATGCTGCGCTCTCTGCGCCCAGGCGGCACGCTACTAGCGCCCACGATTAACGTGGAAATGGCTGTACAGAATCCGACGAATCAAACTATCACTATTAGAAGTATAACAGGATCAGTAAGTGTTAATGACAAATACCTGGCAAATGTTTCAGCATTTGGCGATCAGAAAGTATTACCTAACCAAGAAAGTATTTTACGCCTTACAGCAAGACCTAGCGCAACTGGAGTTTTCCAATCAATTAGAGAAATACTGACGCAACCAGTAGGTTCTATTGCTGCTAGTTTTCAGGGTACGGCTAACGTGGACGGACTTGTTGTACCAATTAGTGAAAGTCGCAATATATGAACGCAAGCGTATTAATGGGCCGTTTAGGGCCGTTTGAAAATCGCCAAGAAATGTTATCTAATGATCAAAGTACAGGCGATATTATTGACGCGATACTAGAGGCACATAAAATACACGCGCAGGATTATAGCAAAATCAGTTCTTTTTTTAATGCAGGATCAAGACGCGAAACGGCAAGAAAAATTTTTAATTTTCTAAAGGGAAATATAAAATACAGGATAGAGCCAGGCAGTAGACAGACCGTTAAATCTCCCGCAGCTTTACTGTCACAGGGATATGGCGACTGCAAACATTTTAGCCTATTTGCTGGCGGCATTTTGCAGAATCTAGGCATACCGTTTGCCTATAGATTTGCAAGCTATAGAGTATTTAACAAAGAGCCGCAGCACGTTTTTGTAGTAGTTAATCCTGGTACAAATGACGAAATCTGGATTGATCCAGTTTTAAATAAATTTGACTATAAAAAAGCGTACACATACGCAACAGATAGAAAACCTATGGCCTTATATTCAATTAGCGGAGTAGGCGCAACAGCGCAACAAAAAGCGGCCCTAAAAGCTGCTAAAGCAGCAAAGAAAAGCGCGCCGACAAAAGCGGCGAAAAAAGCAGCCGTAACAGAAGTGAAAGCTGCTCGCAAAGCTGCTGGACGTACAACAGGGCAAGTTCTAAAGAAAGGTGCAAAGGCTGTACTAAAAGTAGCAGCAGCGCCAGTACGAAACGCATTTTTAGCGCTAGTAGCGTTAAACTTTGGCGGATTAGCAAATAAACTATCAATAGGCTGGCAAAAAGCGCCTACAAAAATTACTCATTTTTGGGAAGGTGCAGGCGGAAAGATTGACGCACTAAAAAAAGCCTGGGAAAGTGGATCAAAGAAAAAAAGAATTTTTGGCCAGGACGCAATAGGAGTAGCGCCAGCGGCGGCAACAGCAACAGCGGCAGCGCCGTTACTAGTAAAAGTTGCAAACGTGCTACGCGATATTGGAATAGATCCAGCGGAATTAGTACAACTGGGTAAAGACGCGCTAAATGCAAAGGCGCAAGAATTAGCAAAAAAAGCACTAGAGCCTAAAGCAGCAACCGAGGCTGCAAACATTGATACCGCT